GTCCAACGCCTCCTGCGTTTTAGGCAGGTTATCTGCCGCAGCGGGTGGTGTGTTCTCCTCCGGTGGCGTGTTTGTGCCTACGCTTTCCGGTGGTTTCTTGTCTTCCTCTGGTTCTGCAAAATACTGCATGCCGATTCGTAAAGGTTTGCTCATAGTTACCTCCATTTTTAAGCCTGTCGGCTGTTTTTCCGTCCTGCTTTTAACGCCAATCAGACGTTTTGGGCAATAGAAAAGCAGCCTTTCGGCTGCTTGATTGCTATAAATGGGTATGAAAAAACCACCTTGCCCATTTTGGCTTGGTGGTCTAATCATCTCTATGGTTAGGGCATTTGGTGCATATCTCTTTGAAATTTGGAACTAACAGCGCTTCTTTAGGTGCTGACCAATCAGGTGCGCCGTCATCAACCACCATAGAGATATCAAAACAGATTTCATTCTCTATTTTCATCCCCATAAGCGGACAAAACACGTTAAATTCCATATCTCTTTAACACCTCCAATATCAGTTTTATGTCGTCTTTAAACTCTGCCGTACCAAAAGCTGTACGAATTTCATTCTTGTATCGGTTCACATAAACGGCGCCATCTTCTGAATAGTAGCGTTCAAACTCGCCCTTCCAAACTGTAACAGAAACCTTGGCTTTCCTTATAAAGCCTTTTGCTTGTTGCTCTGAAATGCCGTGTTTCCTTTCAGTATCGATGTGGTTTGCATCGAACGTAAGGGACTCAACGTCTATCGGCTCCGGTACAAGGTGAAGAACACCGCGTATCTGCGCCTCCTTCTTGATTGTTGCCCTCAGTATACCATCTTTCTGAGCCTTTTCCAAGGGAACATCAAGAGTTTTTTCTCGCCACGGGTCCCGCCTTAACACATCGCTGTGCTCACGGATAAAATTTCTTAGATTTTTCTGTGCATCTTTCACTTTATTGCGGTATGCTTCAGAAGTTATAGGGTCCTGTGTGCCCTCGGCAAATCTTTTCCATTTGCGCACTTCGCATTCTAAGCTGCGTTGCTGCGCTTCCAATTTGGCAGTGCGCTTGACTTTTTCGGCATCCAGAGGTTTCGGCAGCTGGCTTACCCCCTCGTACCACGTAGAAAGCGTGTGCCTGCAGTTCGGGTGGAACAGCCCCGCTTTTATGGCAACCGAAAGCAGCGGATACCACTTACCGTTGATACTTTTGCCCATCGTGCTTGAGGTTTCGCCGCTGAAATCGCCCCAAACATCGTCAATGTAAACCCTGCCCTGCCATGGCAGACAGGTCTCTGAGCACGCGCCGTATTGACTTACTAAAACGGTATCGATGCCATATTCTCCCCTGCGTTTTGCCTCACCGCGAAGATACGAACGCGTGCCTGCGGTACGCAGTGCCATTTCTATGTAAGTTGCAATGTTAACGCGTCTGCCGTTTTTGTATTCAATGCTGTTGATGCCCTTTGCAAGAAAGTCTTTGGTTGCCATATCCACCGCCTGAGGGAGTGTCACCGCACCTGC